GCACTGGTTACTTTCTTCATTAACTCTTCTTGTTCTGGCATGACTTTAGTTTTTAGTGTTCATCTTTTTTACTTTCATCTCTTCTATATCTAGCTTCCTTGCTCCTAACAAAGTATCTACCTGCTGCGTCAAAGCACTTAACCTGTTCTTGAAATCATCACTGACAATCTTGTTCTGCACATCAGCTNCCTTAATCTCAATCTCTCTCTGCTTATTCAGGTTCTCCGATTCCCTTTGCTTAGCCTCCATCTCCTGGGTAGCCATCTGCTGTGCTGCCGAGAACTGCATCTCCCTCTCCTTCATCTGCATTTCCAACTGCTTGAGCTGTGCCTGCATCTCATCATTGAGCTTCTTATACTCCAGATCCATCTCTTTTAAAGCCTGCTCTTTTTGCATCTCAGCCTGCTCCGCGTTCTGCTGCGCCATCATCATCTGCTCAGACATCTTCTTAGAGGCGAACTCCAGGGTCTGCTCTATCTCCTTCAGCGTATTGCCCTGGTATACCTTGATCAGATCAGCAAGGGCTATCTGACCAGACATCCTCTCATTAGTAGCCAACCGCTTGAAATCTTCTATCAGATCCAGCTCATGAACAGTATTGGTTACAATGATATCATATTTACGATGATCAAAGAGATTCTTAGGTATGGCAAAATCTTCGCTGGTAAGATCACCACTGACAAAGCTGATCACATCATCAATGACACCTTGCTCCCTGGCACAATTCATGAACCGTGTCAATGCCTTGCCCAAGATATCGAAGTGCTTGAAGAAATGTATCTCGTTAATGATCGTGCTCTGNTCAATNCTCATCTTATTGGTGCCTACCTGATCGGTGCTGACGGTCTGCCCTAAAGCCTGACGNGGNATNCCTATGATCTGCCCGGCCATCTCATCTATGCCTCTAGCCATCTCAAGGATATACATCACACTCTGGCTAAGGCTGTCATCATATTGCGTAAACTGATTGAAGGTCGGGAACCGCTGAAACTTCTTCTTCATCGTATCGATCCAGGCAACACCCATCTTACGGTTATAGACCCATTCGGCCGGAGACATATCATCCGGACGCTGTGCCTTGTCCATGACTATACCCTTGACACCGGAGAGCACGGTAAGCAGTTCAGCCTGATACATTAATATATTGTATAGATCCTGCAGATCCTTTGTCGACCAGATATAACTGTACGGCTCATCGCTTATGTCACCATAGGTAAATCCGATGATAGGCAACTGTGTCTTATAGGTATCCACATCATAAACCTGGTTCTTTCGCGGTCCAGCGTTCACAATGATGCCATCCCTGGAAGTACCGATAAGCACACCTTCATAAATATCATCAAGATACCTGATCTGTAAACTCTCCCCTTTCTCAACATTAAGGTTCAGTATCTCTCCTTCTTCAATGATATGCGTGAAATGCTTTCCTGGAACGTGCGGATTAGGTGTCAGCTTACGAATGAATTTCCTTGGACTCCTCCAATAAACATAGGTCACATCTACTAGTTTGTCAATAGAGCTACCTGAATAGTTCATCCTGGTCTCATCCATGCTCAGTACAGCGGCATGATTGAAATTGGTCTTCAAGGATACATCCCGGGTAAAAGATTGATAGTTCTTCAGACGTTGTATCTCTTCTTTCTTTAGCATGTGACCAAAACGGTGNANNATCTCNCCTANACTCATNGGTACAGTATAGGTAGCCCAATCACCATCCTGTATGTANCCNGNAGGNCTNCTGCTNGACCANCAAGTATAGAGCGGAGATATGTCTTCAAAGATCGGGTATTTCTCCCCTTCGCAAGGATCAACAAAATACAGAGGTTTGCCTGTGACTAGTTGGTTTCGATAAACCTTGACACTCTTGCTGAGAATATCCCTTTCCTGTATAGCCTTCTTGAGATATTTCTGTGCAGAGAGTTCGTTGATATCTTTAAACTTGTACTTAAAGAAATGGTTGATATTCTCTTCGTCCTGCTCGGTCAACAACACAATATTCTCTTTCTTCGTGCGGATCTCAACCATCATCTTCATCAGATCATCCTTGACAGCTAACAGTTGTGATTGCATCTGTGCTTCCTCTTCCGATTGTGGCGGAGTAGCAAGGATCTGTTTTATCTCCTGCATCTTCTGGTTGATCTCAGCTATAGCATCCAGCTCGGGCTCCTTGATAGCTTTTACCCGTTGGGCAAAAAGATCCAGGTAACGCCTCATCTTCTTATCATAGCGCTCCTTTTGGCTCTTCTCATCACTAGCTATTGTAGCATAGTTCAGCGGCCTGGTCGTCAGCTTGGATATCTGCAGGTCAACCTTGGGCCGTATAATAGGAAAGAAACGCACCTTAGCAGGATAGACATAGTCCCCTGCCTTAGTCAGATAATCAAAGTCAGCATCGGTCTTTAGGCCGTTATAGTACATATAACATACCTTATCTCGTATCCGGGCTCTTAGTTCAGAGAGAGCAGCTACAGCAATCGTTGATGTGATATGTTCAGCCCACTCCTTTGTCCGCTCACTGAGTTCCGGTGATAAATTGAATTCCATCTAGTTTTTCATAAATTCTATTCGTCCATTAACTGCCTTGTACCCCCAGAACGGCTGTGTCTTGATAACAGTCTCCTCTTCTTCCTCTTGGTACTCCATCTCGTTAACCTGTACCATGCATAAAGATGAAGCTATGGTTAGGTCACAGTTATAGTTTTGATCAACCTTATAGTTGATGAATGCTTTTATCAGGTCTAAGTCTAACATGCGGTCTATCTCGCCTGTCTCTCGTAATTGCTGCTTGAGTATCCTTATCCATTCTTTCTTTGTCGAAGGGTCAATGCCGTATTGATTGTTCACCTGAGAGTTCATCACCCACCTGGATATTGCCAGATCGGGTCTCATGCATAATAGAAACTCCAGGTTAGCTCTCTTATACCAGTCAAATATAAGGATGTTTGACCATTCGATCAGGTTATGCGAATTATAGTAATAGGTCAGCTTAGCCGTGTTCTCATAGAAATCATAGGCGTTCTCTTCTCTCATGTAAGCTTTGGCACAGAAAAAGTTGTGGCTCTCGCTAGCAGCATAGAATCCCTTGCGTACTACACAGGCACCCTTAGAGGTAGAAGTCTTGGCCTCATTCTTATCGTAAGAGTCCGTTCCGGTAAAATAAAGGTTCTCTGGCACCATCCCTTCACCATTGACAGGATAATCTCCTCTCTCATCTTTCAGCACGTTACCATCACCATCGATTAGTAGCGGATGCTCAAAGATATCTATTGATCCGTTCTCATCAGGTACCCATTCAATGCCTACAATGGTATTGTCTATCTTCATCCATTCAAGCCTACCAGATTCTTTTCTCTGAAGCTCCTTATGGTTCATGATGTCAGCCCTGCGCTTATTAAGCAGCGAGGCTATCCCCTTGCCAAAATAACCGCCTGTAGGAAGCATGAAAGCATCTGACGGCTTACGCGGCATGGTAACACAAAACTCCTGCAGGGAATCGGTGCCTTCCTTTGTCACTCTTATCTCATCGAGTTCCTTGATAGCCTCTTCTTTCAGGTCATTACCATCGGCATCGATCTTATAGTACCGCCAGTCAGGAATGAAATAACAGCACCGTTGACTACCCTCTGCCACATCTTCATCAAACTCTGAAAGATCAAAGGATATACAGTCAAAATCATCTGGATTGTAAAACACTTTCTCTAGTTCGGATACCCCTGATAATGCACTATCTACCTCACCACCGGTGCCTGTGAATATAGCCATGCCGGTCTTTATCCCTTCAGAATAGAGAGATGGCTCGACAAAACGATAAGTGGCTATACCATTAGGGAAGATACCAAACTCTTCAAAGATGATCAGTGAAGGACTCCTGGATGAAACAATCTGTGGATTGCCCTTAGCTGTGAAAGCATATATCTCAGATAAGAAACCTTTAGTAACCTTCGTCTTATGCCCGTTATTGTCAAGCATAGTAACAGTGTAGGATGCCTTGCAATAATCGGATGAATCAGGAAAACGGTTCTTATAGTATTCGGTCTCATAGAGGTTATTTAAGCCCCTTTTAGTGTCGTTGTAAAGCTTTTGAGTATAAGTGTCCAACCCTGATACATACACGGTCTGTGAGCCAGGATAGAAAGTAAATTCCTTGCCTCCTAATGAAGCATGAAACTCGGTGGCNCCGATCTGCCTGCGCTTAAGCATGCACATATTCTTGCCCAGNNTNCNNGCTCTCTCCAGGTGATGAGCATACTCATATTGCATCTCCAGAAAGCGGGGATAGATGATCGCCTTACGATTNGTACGATGATCTACCCCCCTGACCTTCCAGAAAATTCAGGAACCAATAGTGGTCTCCTGTAATGCGTACATCACCNACNCTATANCCATCCATGATATAGCGGTAGTTCTCCTTATAGAAGGACTCAATAGTANATGCTGTCCTCCGGCGGAAGACCCTCCCTGGCAACGGGAGAGAATAGGATCGTATTGATCAGTTTACCCGGCAAGCTGTTTCCTTCTTTCCAGCAGGAAGATAAGCAGGCTGATAACAAAGTTCAGCAGTGATCCGAAAAGCCTTGCCTCTTTTGCATCATCAAGCCACGGCACGTTAATAGCTAATACCATCAGTTCGGTGATCTTAACCTCTGCAGCTTCGATATCAGAATCGAAGATAATAGCATCAATACTCTCGCGGATGTTCGTCTTGTAAGGATCAGGGATCAGATCACCAAACTGGTTATCCAGCAGGTTCAGGGCATTATAGAAAAGATGATAGTCCATCTTCTCCATAAACGGGTTCTTAAACTCAAACTTGTCGTCTGCGAACAGGGCAACCTCTCTAGTCGCTCTCTGGCTCAGAAATCCTCTTTCGTTCATCTTTCTTCTTTTTAATATAACATTTAACGGTTTCATATACTGATGTAACAACAGGCAATATCCAGTCACTATTGCGATAAACCCATAGCCCGGCTTTCTTAATAGCCTCCCAGGGTATCCTTATAACTTCCTTTGCAGTCATTCCTTAATGATCGTCAAAATACATTCGTCAGGCAAGATACTTAGTATATCTTCCAGTGCTGCTCTGGACTGACTGACATCGATCAGACCATCACGGTCCAGGTCACGTATCACCAATCCCGGAGCACCACAACCAAGCAGATCCCTGACATAATTAGCTATATGCCACTTGATGCCACTACGATTATAGACATTCATCACTTCCAGGTGATCATGTCCTATCCTGGAACCATTCTCTCCGGCTCTGCGTTTCTTCAGGGGATAGACTCCAAGCGGTATGCATGATTCCATCTTACGGTTATTCAGCCAGGGCCGCTCGATCAGGTAACAGGTATACAGCGTCTGGTCATCATTTAAGATGTGCACCAGTGAGATGATCTGCTTATCTCTGCTCTTTGGGTTGTCCAGCCGTACTTGTAATACGCGTATCATACGAAGAATCTTACCAGTTCAAAAGCTAATGTGATGACAAAAGCTACAGCTGCCACTATAATAGCAACTTTCTGCTTGATCAGTGCTACAGATTTGGCGATCTTTTCTATCCGGCCATCTTGTCCTGCCTTATAGCTTGTTAAGTCTTTAGTCAAGGTATCACTAAACTCATTCAGGCTCTTGGCTAGTGCATTAGAGATGTTATTGGTGCGTTGTTCTTGCTCCAATCGTATCTTATGCAGATTATCAAGCGTCTCCATCCGGGTCTTGTTCAGCTGGTCGAGCATCTCTTTGTTCGAGTTGTTCAGACTGTCCTTGATCCTTAGTTCGAGGCTCATCAGGTCATCATGCGTCTTTTCGGTATCTTCCTTTANNNCCTCAATCGATTCAATCAATATCTCCAATACCTTTTTTTCAGCTGAGGTCATTGTTGCTTTACCTTTTTTTTGCATTTGGAAAACGTTTTGATGCGGGTACAGTTACAGCTATCAGCTGCGTGTCGGCTAAGGCTTCTGCCAGGTGCGGAGTGTTTGGTTCGATGATGATGGTCTCTGTCAAATCCAGAATGATTGGCTCTACCATATCACGATCCTCCATCTTTGCTATGCCTTTCCATATCTTTAGCCGGCCTTCGAACAGGATAAGCACTTCTGTCTCCCGGTGATAATGCGGAGCAAAAATGCTTCCCTTCGATACTTTAGTCTTAGCTACTGCTACCTTTTCATTTTTGAATAGTCCCAGGCTGTACCCTATCCCGCCAGAAAGGGTGAGCTCCATAAGATCATCACAATAACTGCCCATGTTTCCATCAGGCAGATCATTCAGTATGCTTTTTGCTTGCTCAAGTAGATCCATCCTTTTCCCTTTTAACCCATTTTTTCAATCCGTCCCACATCACAAACATCGAGAAGATCATTGATACTACATATCTCAGCACTTCGGCCAGGGTATACTTTCCGCTCAGACAAAAAAAGATAGCCCCTACCAATAGTCCTACTATCAAGCTACGCTTCCATGTACGTAAAACAGCTTTCATCTTGGCCTTTACGATCTCGTTGATGATGTAGGCCGTCATAAGAAAGGTGAAGACATAGGTCCAGTTAATCAGATCACCAAACTTCTGTATCTCACTGCCGATAATGTTAATTACCTGTTCTTCCATCGATCATCTTGATATATTCCGGATCTTCAAAGTTACGCGTCTTGGTGGTTGCCTGTTCAGATGCTCTTCGTTTCCCTGCAACAATAACCTCCAGCTCCTTCTGTAACTGCAGGATATCCTTGCTGGCCTTTATTGCTCTTAGACGCTCTTCCATATTGGATACCTTGGTAACCTTTACGGTCTCTTTCTTGCCCATGTGGGTTGTCTCAACAATCTCCCTTTCCCAGGGGATACTGTTAAGATGATCCAGGAACTTATCAAAGTCTATTTGTAATTGCTGAAACTGTGCTTCCTCCCTGCTCATGCCGTGACGCATGATAACCTTCTCGCAAGACTGAAATTCGGGTGTCTCTATCTTCGAGGGCTTCTGCTTGATGATCTGCCCATAGATAACATCTCTGCGCTGATAGGGAGTGTATCGATCATAATAGGGAGAATCTGGTGAATAGAGATAAAATAAAGCCTTCAGTTGAGAGCTGAAGGTGTTCTGTACCTTAGTGCCATCCGCCTCTTTAAGTGCCTTAAAACACGCTAAAACGGCTCCCTGGGGGCTAAGGGTCACATCTCCTGATGAAGGATCAAATATCAATAAACGGTCATTCATCTTTTCAACCAATCATCCAACATGTCATTGTCCACGATCTTTGCCGGAAAGAGTTCCTTAGTATGGAATAGTCCTTTCTGAAATTCACCGCTCTTGAACCAATGGCATTGTACGCCAACAATCCTGAACGGGGAAGAGCCATTCTTTTGATCTGTCTTGACCACGCGCTTAACCACTTGATCAACGATCATCACAAAAGCATCTTCCTTAGGCTGGTTGTCAGCATCTACCATCTCACGATGATAGACCTCCATTCCGGCCGATATCCAGAATCTGCTCCATTCACGTCCTAGACGTTCTATGATCTCCTTGTCTTCTTTCATATTCTTAAAATAAGAAACCCACCAGGTGATCGTTTGGCAGTGAACCTGGCGGGCCTCTAAAGGACACCTCTCTATCCGAGAAGCTGTTTCGTCGTCAATGCCATCGATCAGTATGTAACCATGGCAATGAACTCCCTACAAAAATAAGACTGTTTTAATCAATTCCAATAATAAATGAATAATTTATGAACCTGTAATCAACATCTTCCCACCGGAATATATCCGTTCCGATCATCTTGAGATATACCCGACTGCCCAGGCGCACTCTTTTCCATTCCAGATCAGGGTCAATAGCTACTACATAAGCCTGCATCGGATGGGTGGAATAGAGATCGGTAGAGGACTGTCTGGCTGAATCAGGAATGATCAGGTCAGACTTGGGTTTAATCTCGATAGGCTTGACGATAAGAACCTTTGGTGCCGGAATGATAGGTATCGGCAACGGTAGACTCCTTCTCTGAAACTCCTTGTGCAGATCCTTAAGAGAAAAAACCTTGTTGTTGTCAAGCAGATTGATAAACATCCTGTCACGATACATCCAGTTATCTATTGCACGAACCGCTACATATGGCGGCAACATGTACTTATCATCAACTTCCATGCTCATAGACTTAGCAGCTAACTCATACAGTTCAAAACGATCAAAAGATTTTAGTGTTTCCATATCTATAGATTAAAAAGGTAAATCATCATCTTGCGGACGCAGACTGCCACCATCACTTACAGGGTACTCCACCGGATCATCCTGAGAGATATGAACACCCCTATTGTTGAATACCTGCTCCTTCTCCACCGACGAGAGATTCAAAGACACGATAAAGGCTTCCTGGCCCTGTTTATTGACATATTTCTTCCCATTGATATAAACNTTCACCTTGACCTGATCACCCTCCCTAATCTGATCTATTAAGCTCATACGGTCATTCACCGCCTGCACCTGATAGTAAGAGGTCTGCTCACCATAATTCGTTACCTTGTTCTCCTGTATGACGAAATTGCGTACACTGAACTTGTCACTGATCCGCTTGACAGGATCTATCCTGTACACTATACCACTTAATTGTTCCATTATCCTTTATGATTAAATTTCTGCCCATTGATCATTAACTCAATATCCAGCTGTCCTTCTGCTCCGACAACCGTTAAGGAATCCCTCAGAAAGGATACTATCCCCGTGTGCTCACTAACCCACCTGATCACTTCAGGATTAAGGTTAGCTCTCTGCTCCTGCTTTAACCGTATCTCGTAACGGCCATCAAATACTTTCTTTCTTGTCATTAGTTCGATTGTTGTTTAATGAAACTTATCTGCATCCACTCCTCAAAACGTAACCATCCTGGAAAAGCAATCACATAGGATCCCCTCACCAGATGATCCTTGAGGGAACCACCACAATAGACGCAGCGATGCCCCCCTGCCGAATTGAACCTGTCACATATCATATCTTATCTGGTGTCATTAGTAACCCAATACGTCCAGCAAAATAATTATTCATCTTCCTCAAAAGACGAATATTGTTACCCAACCTGTTCTGAATACCCTCTAAGCGATCAACTAAACTAACCTCCAGAGAGGACTCCTTGTTCGCACTTGTAGTATCCTCCTCTTGAAAACCAAGAAGATAATCAAGACAGGTTTTGTACTGATCAAGCTCCTTATTCAACACAATCATTCCTTCCCTAATGTTAGTCAACATCTCAACCATGCTAACCCCACTAGGATCCTTAACTTCCATGCCAAAATCATCTGAACTCTATTTTAACCTCCTTATTTTTAATGCTTTGTTTAATACTTTCCTTATCCCTAAAATCCTTTAGCCTCTCGTCAAATGTCCTGNGCGGACTCCTTGACCAGAAATCATCCACAGCCTTCAAAACAACCTCTTCCTGCTCAGGAGTAAACATCCTCTTCGCATCACCTACCGAATCCTTAAACCTTACACCGGTCCTCTCCTGTAGAATCACATCATCCAGATCCCTCTCAATCTCATCCAACGGCTTATCCCTAAAGTAAGGAAACCACTTGTCCAAAAAAATCTTCCTGTCCATATCTTTTTTTCTTGCAAAGATATAAAATGTCCGTACAACATCCAAACAAAAACTACTTAATCTTACGAAATTTTTGCCCTGCACGTAACGCCTTACGCTCCGAAACAAATAACCCATCATCCCGAAAATTACCCAACACCAAAACACCAGTACCCCATAACCTCATCTGATAATACGTCTCACCAGTGTCAATATCCACAAACTGATCCCTTAACTTCAAACTCCTGTCAGGAACAAACTTGCTGCCATCCCAATTATTGTCAAACGTCAACCGCCCATGAACCCTGTGAGAAGTCAATACGTAAATACGATCATCCTCCTTCTTCTCAGGTAATACCCTCTCAACCGGAACACCCTCAATACCCCTATACATCTCCTCCAACTTGTCCAAATACTTCTCAGGTATACTCCTGCCAGGCTGTACCGTCCTCGATGGCATCCCACAATACCCCTCTATCTCCTTAATCGTGTAATGACCCCTCAATACATCTAACCACCTTGTTACATCATCCATGTTACATCCCTCCTCTTTTGTTACATATAAACCATTTGTTACATCACTCTTGTTACACAAAGATAATCCATATTTGTTACAGTAACAAAATATTGTTACATTATCTTCAACCAATACCTATAAACACCACCCCCTATACATATATAAAAATATTTTTTNCACCCCCAGAGTACCCCCATATATAAAATTTTACAAACACCTCACATACCCTACCCGTACTTCCCCCCTCCTCTTGTAACCATTAAATTATATCTATATGTCAAAGAATGTAGTAGTTGTAGGTAGTCCGAGAGAAGGAGCTATCTACGAATTTGGTCCTACCAGGATCTCCGTACTGAGTCATGGATCAAAGGTTAAAGACGGCGAAACTGTGTCCTATGCCAGGGTTAACCTGCTGGACCTGAACCGCAAAGTGTCAATCTTCCTGAACGAAAACACCCTGAACGATTGGGCCAAACAAGGCGGAATCGAAGGTACCGTTAAAGTCGGGGCAAATGTTATCCTGAAGGATACATACATGTTCGCCCTTGGCAAAGACGGCGCAGGAACTTGTACACCTATCAGCTAATCAAGGGGGGCTCTGCCCCCTTTTTTTACAAGGTAACACAGTGCTCTCCTATACCGTAAAGGCTCGGTAGGGTACTGTGATTTGTGAGGGTGTGTGTGCTATCTTTTCTTCTTTATGGTTGTCTTTATACTGTATATATTGTTGTTTAGTGGTGTATTTAGGATTGCAGTATAATGTATAGTCCGTCAGGTGTTGGGAGGTAGCANCCGTCTGATCATGCCATCGTAACTGTGTGTATGATGGTATGTGATACAGATATGGATAGTTTTAGGTGTTGCCAATAGTAGTCCATGTCTGGTGTGTGGTCGGTAGATACGCTATAATGGTAGTGTTTATTCGACCTTTATACCGGTGATTAGTTTTATATTTGTACTGTAACACCCTAAAGTTCTATGAAGTATAGACGATTTCTAACCCTGTCGACTCAAGGAGTTGGGCAGGGATCCGGCCTAAACAGTTACTAACTACCGAAACTGCAATCCTGGTAACAATGAATGAGGAGTGCGCATCAATCATCAAAGCCAACAGAAGACAGGGAGTAGGGCTGTATTCGCGGATAACCTATTTGTTTTTTCATTGATTGATAAGATTGGAAGGCTCTGTGGCATATTGCAGGGCCTTCTCTTTTGTGTGAATAGCTTAATGGTAAAGCCTCTGACCTTAATCAGAAGATTGNAGGTTCGAATCCTTCTTCATGCTCTAACNAATAGCCNTATTTTAACGTTATGCCGTCTAATGGTATCTTTGTACCAGAGAAAGGTGATCGTTGAATATAGAGCCTCTAATTAAAGAAATAAGCCATGAAAGTAACCAATGTGTCCATCGTCTCCGGTAAAACACATACTATGGAGATACAGGTAGAGGAAGACCGCCTGAAAGATTACCTCAAACGTAAAGCTGAAGGTACAGAAGGTCTGATACAAGATGAATTCCCTGACCTCTCTGAAGATGAGAGAGAGTTTATCCTTAGTGGTATAACTTCGGAAGAATAGGATGATATGTTTGACTTTGGCGAAGAAAATGACGAGTAATTATAACTTAATCCCCTAAAATTATGAGACGTTCTTATGACAACCGGCAGAAAGCTAAAGGTAGCATACTGTCAACCATGTTCTATGCCCTGGCTTCTTTGTTCATGAGCTTGGATAATGTACTAATCTGGGAAGATGGCTCTATAGGTTGCACCATACGCTTTACAGATAAGGCCGAGATAAAAGAAGCAACTTTTCATAGTGTCTATCTTAAGAAAATAAAAAAGAAAAACAGAAAGCCATTTGGTTGGCTCAGCATTTATGTCTGGGCCATATCTGCAATCGCTGGCATGTTTGTCGGCGCATTCATTGGTGCTAACTTGATCCTTAACGGCTACTCTCCTAACCTCACCGCAATAAGTGTGATCGGTCTGTGTGCTTTGGTCGTATCATTCGCAATCTCAATCTCCAATATCAATGAAAAAAACTGGTAGCCTTACCGTATGGATAGCCCTTGTGTTAACCGCAGGGGCTACAACCATCTCAACCATCGGGTTCTTCTCTATCGGTATAGTGGTGGCTGCAGTGATCATGTTTGTCCTCTCTGTTACACTATTGGTTATGGCTGTGTATCTCTTCCCGTTCAAAAGGATCAGGAAGACTGAGAGAAGCATGAAAGAACTATTGTCCATACTCCTTAAAACATATCAAGATCTCGAGCCTACATCCTTTGGATTATGTGCTACAGCTCTTAGAGTATTTTGTGATGAATTGGGTTATAATGAAGAAGAACTTAGTAGAGTAACAGCCTATATAAAAGACAATAGACCTCAAAAGGGAAACGATTACTATGATGAATCCCATAAAAATTCTTCATGGTATTGGTCTACGGAAGATCAGAAATCGCGTATCGGATGGCTTAAACAACAAATAAGGAAGCAACGATGAAGGCACTACTTATACGTCTAAGAGATTATATCGTAGAATCAAATAAAGAACCTTATGGGTGGAATTGTCTAGGTTTATGCTATGCAGTTGATGTTGCTTGTCTTAGTAAAGTCTTTACAGAGGAAGAACGAGATAGAATCCGTGACTATATCTTAGAAAACCGTCCAAGGAAAGGAAAACATTATGATCCATTGTATAAAAACCATGACTATTACTGNCCTTCGTTTTCAGTTTGAGCCAAGATTAGCCTGGTTAAATGAACGAATCAAAAAGAACTCCCTATGACAGACAAGTATCCGGCAGGTAGCTATTTCATATCTGAGATGGCTGAAGAGAAAGATAACTTCAACATTG